GACCCATCGACTATTGGGACGCCGAGTAATGTGCTGTTATGAAGCATGACCTAGAGTTCATCCTCATCATGCTACTGATGATGGCGGGGATTGGGGTCATAGGGTTGTTGGTATTGGGTATTTTGGTGTTTGGATGGGTTACATGATCGCGACGATATTGTTATTGCAGATTGCCGACATACTGACGACGTACCATCTGGTGTACAAAAAGGGTATGCGCGAGGCCAATCCGATCATGAATTGGGCGATGAAAAAGCTGGGGTTTTGGCCCGCACTTCTCATCCTCAAGGGCATTTTCGTCGCATACGTCTTGACGATTCCAATGCCTTATTATGTTGAAATTGCTATACTCATCATGTATTTGGTGGTGGTTGGCAATAATCTTTGGATTGTTAAAAGGCTTGGGTGATGGAAGTTCTCGATACTGTTTTACGCTATGTAGTGATGCCGCTGGGAGCTTTCGTGTGGCTCATGTATCAACGCCAGCAGGATCACGCCACACAGATTGCGGTGTTACGCACCGAGACGGAAATGGCTAGGCTTGCCCATGATCGAGAGATCAAAGAGATAAAAGACAAGCTCGATAAAATCCTTCAGAAGCTAGACGAGAAGGCTGATAAGTGAGCATCGTTGAACTCGTTTCAGGGATCTTTAAACCGGCGGCTGAGTTAGTCGATGAACTCCACACGTCAGACCACGAACGCCTTGAGGCAAAGGCGAAGCTGCTGGATGTTCAAGCAGCAGCAATGCAACGGGTCTTTGAGTATGAGTCCGAGATGCTCCAAGCCAAAGCCAAGATCGTCCACGCCGAAGCATCCTCAAAGCACTGGCTGACCGCCAACTGGCGACCGATCACGATGCTGACCTTCCTATTGCTGGTGGTCGGTGATTCTCTGGGTTTCTTGCCCAACGACCTAAACAAAGAGGCATGGTTGCTGTTAGAGATCGGTCTGGGTTCTTATCTGGTGGGCAGGTCAGGGGAAAAGATCGCCAAGACGCTAAAAGACAATGGCTAAATACTTCACCCGCGACGAACTCGCTTGCACCCACTGCGGCGAATACAAATTCGACGATGACTTCCTAGAGCTACTCGATACCCTCCGAGAAGAATGTGGCTTCCCCTTCCCCGTCTCCAGCGGCTATCGATGCCCACTACACCCCATAGAAGTCGCCAAACGCCACCCTGGGGCGCATACGACTGGCAGGGCTGTAGACATCGCTGTATCTCACGGACAGGCTTACAAGCTGTTAGAGGTCGCCATAGCGCATGGTGTACCGCGCATAGGGGTACAGCAGAAAGGTGATGGCCGCTTCATTCATTTGGACTGGGACGTGACGCGGCCTAATCCTCGCGTTTGGTCATATTGATACTAATTGATATATAATCACATCTGATGACACGGAGGTGATTATGCACGTCGGCAAAGCAATCCAGTTTTTTCAGAATCAGCAAGAGTTGAGCGGCATTGAATTGGCCGGTCGTATCAACATCACACCACAACAACTATCACGCTGGCGCGGGTCGGAGGACATGACCGTATCGTCGGTGGTGCGCGTGGCCGAGGGGCTTGGTGTTAGCGTTGATAAGCTGATCGAGAAGGCGCTGTCACTATGAGCGCAAAGGACTATCAGATCGGCGGTGGTCACTATAAATCAAACGCCATACAGCCCATTGACTACATCATGCAGAATGGGCTGGGGTTTTGTGAAGGCAATGTCGTGAAGTATGTTACCCGATGGCGCAGCAAGGGCGGCGTGGATGATCTACGCAAGGCGCGGCAGTACATTGACTTTCTTATTGAGGCTGAAAACGGTCAGCTAACTGAGTGAACTCAACAACCTGGCGCTGGGCATCTTCCAGCCCTTTGCACACCATTGTGTGATAACCGATATTCTTAAGGTAATCCAGCCAGTCTCGCTGCTCTGGTGAGACTGTACCGCCCTTCTCTCGCTTCATCTCAATCCACAGCGCCATCTCTGGTACGAATAGATCGGGCACGCCCTTTGACACGCCCTCGGCCTTTAGACGACCGGCCTGCGCTTTGCCTCTATAACCACCATTCGGTATGGCGAAGATACGCACGCCCTTGTATGTCTGTCTGAACCATTTAACGAACTCTCGTTGAATCTCATGCTCGGTCAAAAAGGGATCTCCATAACCCACGAATCACATATATCTCGCGTGGCGGCAAAGTCCTCCGGGGGCCGCTCATCGGCCACCAGGCACATACCGTCATCGCTGTAATTATCGCAGGTATGGCAACATCTAGGGATTCGACGTTCACGCCAATCCCTAACAAATTCAGGCTCTGGTGGTCGCATAGAGTCGCTGCGTAACATTGTAGAACCTCCCTTGCTCGGTGTATTTAATCTTGGCCGGTGTTTGGGCGTCATTCATTTGCCGACAAATATCGTCTATGGTATCAACGTCTGGCACCTTTAGCCCGCTGCTTTTCATAAGGGTCAGCACGGTCGCCCGCGCCTTGTTCCCCGGGTATCCCTCGTGGGTAATTGGAAGGTATTCCCTCACCGGCAGGCGAGATAAATCGCCGTAGTAAGAGACCTTTATCATCTCTTTGCCAGACTTGCGTGATACGTGTTTTTCCCAGCGCCATGCTTTGACCTCCAGCTCTTTTTGCTCCTCACCCATAATGTCGTCTTGATATAACTTGGGCGGTTCTTTCTTTGGCTCTGGAAACGGATGGCCGCAGCTCGGGCAGTTTTTGGCCGATGGATGCACCAGCTCATGGCACTCGTCGCAGACCTTGACAGGTGCCTCGCCTTTTTCTCGATCGTCCTTGGCTGATGGTGGTCGCACCTTAGTGACGGGACCGTGCTGGGACACCACGCCAGCAAAATCAAGCACCATGCAGTGGTCGGTGTGGCTCTTTAAGCGCATACCACGACCGGCCATCTGGACATAGAGACCAGGCGACATGGTGGGTCGCAGCATGGCAATCAGGTCAATGTCAGGGTAATCAAACCCGGTGGTCAGTACATTGGCGTTGGTGAGTGCCTTTATCTGCCCGCGTTTGTAGGCACCAAGGATAGCCTCACGCTCGGCCTTTGGTGTATCGCCGGTAACGCATTCGGCCACCACGCCCTGCTCTCGCAGCTCGTCACGGATGTGCTTGGCATGGTCCACACCGGCGCAGAAGAATAGCCACGCCTTGCGATCGCCAGCTAGGCGTATCATCTCGGACACCACCGCCTCATTGGTGTCGTACTTGTCGATGGCTTTGGCCAAATCAGACTCAACGTACTCACCACCGCGTTTGGTAACGCCGGTCACGTCAAACTGCTCTTGGGTCAGCTTGGACCGCAGTGGCGCTAGAAAGCCGCCCTCCACCAATTGCTCAATGTTTACCGGCTCGATCAGGTCATCGAACAGTGCATCGCCATCGGTAATGTAGCCATGCCCGAGGCGAAAGGGCGTGGCCGTCAGCCCTATGACGCGCAGGTGTGGGTTGATTTCCTTCAGGCCATCAATGAGATGGCGGTAGCCGCCCTCGGCTTTATGGCTTATCAAATGACACTCGTCGACGATAACGATGTCGGTGTAGCCTATCTCTTTCGCCCGATTACGCACCGACTGAATACCGGCAAAGGTAATGACATCAATGTCGCGGCGTCGGAGGCCAGCGGAGTAGATGCCCAGTGGCGCGTTTGGCCAGACGGCTCTCAGCTTCTCGGCGTTCTGTTCGATCAGCTCTTTAACATGGGTTAGCATTAACACCCGCGTCTCGGGCCATTCGGTGATGGCCTGTTTGCACAGATGGGCAATGACATGGCTCTTGCCTGCACCGGTCGGCAGCACCACACAGGGATTGCCGTCGTTCTTTCCCATCCAGTCGTACAGCATGTCAATGGTTTTTTGCTGGTAGGGGCGCAAACTCATCCTTTGATTTCTCCTTCAAAATCCTCTCGTATCTTCAGCACCTGCTCGTCGGTACAGGCCGAGGCGTTAGCCACCAGCTCGCGTGACAGAATGTTGTCTTGGCCATTTAGCACCACCTTGNCATCGACCTCATANGCCGCCACCGTGTCGGTGCTTTGGTCNGGCANCAACNTCCAAGGCACCATATCGGGATGCAACACATGGGCGTCACAGCCGGTTCTCTGGGCTTCCACAGGGATGGTGTCCTTCCATACCTCACAGTGCCATGTGCCGTCTNCTCGNGGCGTTGAGTGNGCGCAGGTNCGGCAGTTNACCTCTTTAGTNAGNTTGGACTTNTGGCAGAAGTCGTGCGCCGGGCAGAACTTGCACTGATACCACGACGGGTCGGTGGATATGGGTGGCGGCATTTCATTTTGTAACGATAGTCGCGTTACCTTCTGTAACAGCTTCTTGGCGTACTCCTCATCGAAATGCACGCGCTCGGTGTAATAGGTATCATCGTCCTTGCAGATCGAGACGTACAGGGCACGCTCTAACCCAAGGCCAAGCATATACAACTGCATCTGGCCGTAATGTTGCGGCTTGGATTTCTGGACGCCTTGCTTCACCAGGTCTTTGAATGACTTAAGACTGTGTGTTTTCATCTCAACCAGATGGGGTCGTTTGGTAACACCAGTGGCAATGCCATCAATGGACCCCGAGACATGACCGCCCCAGGACACTCTCTTTTGGTCGTCGGTGACGTAGATACCCGCCAAGCGNAGATCCTCGGCNATGGTNNCTTCTTCATTCTGGCCGCGACGGAATAGGCGCAGCACACGACCCGGGAACCGCTCAATCGAAGCCCACCGGAAGGACAGCCATATCCACCGCTCACAGTGATGCCCTGCGATCGAACAGCCAAGATGCGGGCGTGGCGGTTCCTGGCGCTGCTCGTGGGCGGCGTCTATGCGGGCGGTGATGGTGTGGAGGGGGGGTGGGATTTCAGGCATGTTCTTCTTCTTCAATTGGGATAAGGCTTAACTGACTCACAAGATCAGCTATGTCGTTTTTTGGTTGGTCGGTACCGCCGTGATTCTCGTGATAGCCGTATTTGATCTCGGCGGCTTTGCGTGCGGCTATGGCGTCGGCTTTGTTTGTAAAAGTGCCTAAATGCTCTCTCTTTCCGTTAGCCGCTATATAGGCATGCCATTTCTTGAGTGTCTTATGAAAACATACGCCGCAAACCCCTGACGTGTTGCTTTTTATTTTGCTGCGGTTTTTTTGGTTTTCTTGATTCGTAACCAACCTCAAATTACAAATGCGATTATCTGTACGATCATGATTTACATGGTCGCACTGCATCGGGTATGGGTCGTGCCCGTGGTAAAGCGCGTAGCAAACCCTGTGCAACTTAACTCGTTTGCCGCTGATCGTCACTCGAAGATATCCTTTGATATCTTTAGATGTAACAAAATCGCCTTTTTTTGCTTTATTGTTGTTTACTGCCACTTTCCTTGTAACAACCCCCGTCTCCGGGTCATAGTCAAACAACCGCCGCAATTCTTCAATTGGTGGTAATCGCTTCATAACAACCTCCAAAAAAGCCCCCATCACTGGGGGCAACGGACCTCACCGCTTCCAGGGTGGAACTGACGCGCTCTCCGATGACACCACATTGGTTGGTGCGGTGCCATCGATAGCCTTGTAGCCCTTGACCTCGTTCTGGTCGCCGTACTCCTCAGACTTGCGAACCGCAACCTTGACCGAGCATATACCACCAATCAGTTGGTCAGTGTTCTGCACGCTATTCAGGCCGGTGGCGATCATCAGTTCGCGAAGCTGCTGATGTGCAATCTCCTCGGCCTTGGGGTTGCTGTTGCGGATGTTGAGGTTGGTGAAGATCACACGACCCTCGTGCGACGGACCCATCACATCAAAGCGAACCTTGATGTACTGGCCGGTGCCTGACTTGGTGGCTTTTAGCTCCGCGTCGGTGATCTTTGCCGTATACCAGCCAGCCGGTATCGGTGTGTAGTCGTTCTGCCCCTGAGGGAGCGAGTCGACACTAAAGGTTGCGCCTAAATCGGCCATAACTTATTCCTCTGTGATTTGAAATGAAGGGCGACCGGGCGTTACCGTAATCGCTTCTGACAACACATCTGTGATGTGACTGGGCGCGTTCTTCCATGAACGCATATCAAGCTCGGGCTTCCAGCGGAACAGGGCACCGAGCTGTGCTTCAATCGCATTCTCGGCGGCTATCTCCTCCAGCATGGCGGCGTCGATCTTGCGGTTGTAACGCTGGGTGATCTTGACCTTGTAATCACCAACGTCAAACGTCTCCGAGCCTTCCTTGGTCGGTGGCTGTAACTGATCGAGGATAGTGTCCTCCAGCTTGCGCCGGTATTCCTGCGCTTCTTTCTCCGCAGATTTGGCGGCGATCCATTCGGCCATTAGGTCCATTACTCACCCCCAATCTTACGAATAACATCACCAAGATCTGGCGCTTCCCATGCATCGAGCCGACCAGAGCGATCCTTTGCAGCCCAGAGGCCATCCGAGTCACACATGAGCGCGCGTTGCGCGACACCCTCGGCATCTTTCTCAACCCGAAGCGCCAGCACCTCATCGAAGAAGTAAGGCAATTGCTGCCCCATTTTGTTGCCGGGCATGGATGGCGCGTAGAGAATACGACCCATCTCGTCTTGGGATTTATCGAGCTTTGCGCTCATGTAGACGTGCTTGCCAGGGATGTCGCGGAAGGCGCGGATCAGTTCGGCCATCTGCTCCTGCATCGCACCATAGGCTTGGCGGGGATCTTTGGCGATCTTCTTCTCGGTGTTGAGACACACCTCGGCGATCTCCGATATTGAATCGAGCGCCACCGACTCAAAGTCGCTCTCTAAGACAAAACTGTATGCCTCGTTGAGATCTTCCATGCTGCTTATCTCAACAAACGGCACATCAGCGTGAGAAATGGACAAAAGCCCGCCTTCAGCGGACAATACGATTGGTTTAGGTAATGTTGGGATAAGCGATGTTTTACCAGCACCCGCTGCTCCATACACTAACAGCTTGACGCCTCGGGACGAGACATCCTTTGTCGAACGAAGTGATATTGCCATGTTGTTTCTCCTGTTTGCCCAGTCCGATGCATTCGTGTCGGGCGACAGTTGCAATATAAACGCATTCGATTATACGATGCAACCCCGCTAATACATAAAACGGAGAAAAAATGAATATCGAACACATCTTTGGGGGGCCATTTGTCGTAGAGGAAAAGCGCGTTGACGATCCGGCAACCCAACTCATTAACGCTATTGCCTCGGCTGGCATCGACCCACCAGAACACATTGAGTTCGACACCAATCGCATTGTCCGGTACGGGCGCAAGAAGAACAGTTGGTATATAGCCTACTCGGACGGGGTGCCCGCCGGTCAGTTTGGCGACTGGCGCTTGGGACTCCAATCGAATTGGCGTGCAGACGTTGGACGCGAATTGTCNGCCGCCGAGGAAATGGCCCTGGCACGCCGGTGGGCAGAGTCNCGCAAGGCACGCGAGGCCGANGAGGCCAAACGCCATGAGGTTACATCGGACACGGTAGACACNATTTGGAGCAATGGCGCTCATGCCGATGCCAGCCACCCNTACCTTGTTAAGAAGGGAGTCCAGCCGCATGGTGTCCGGATAACCGGCGATGGACGCTTGATGGTCCCTCTGTTCTCAGATGGCNCACTGGCCTCCCTGCAATACATTACGGGGGACGGTGATAAGCGGTTTCACACCGGTGGCAAGGTGTCTGGGTGTTATTACGCCATTGGCGGGCCAAGCGATACCATCTATGTGGCCGAGGGCTTTGCCACCGCCGCAACNATCCATGAGGTAACGCAGTGTCAGTGCGTGGTGGCNTTNAATGCCTCTAATATACCAAATGTGGTATCTGCCCTGCGTCCGAACGCTCGCTCGATCGTGGTGGTGGCCGACAATGACGAGCATGGCGTCGGTAAGCGATACGCCGACCAGTCTGGGGCAAGGGTCGTTATGCCGCCAATAGCGGGCATGGACGCCAATGACTATCACCAGGCCGGTTATGATCTGATGGCGCTACTGACACCACCGTCTGACGGATGGCTGGTGCCTGCCTCGGAATACATTCAGCAGCCCGCACCGATTGCATGGTTGATTAAGGGTTGGATTCAGCGTGAGGCGCTGCACATGGTTCACGGGCCGTCGGGTGGCGGCAAGACCTTTATCACCGTGGACATGGCCATGCACATTGCCTCCCAGTCCCAATATGGTACTCACAGTACCCACGGCGGGCCTGTTGTATATTTGGCCGGTGAGGGGCACCACGGTCTGCGCTCGCGGATGGCGGCATGGAAGGAAGCGCACCCCGAGGCTGATATGTCGCAGTTCTATATCTCCAAGTCAGGTTGCGACCTCAATACGCCAGAAGGTTATACCCGCGTGGCGGAGGCGGTGCGTGGACTCCCCGAGCCACCGGCCCTGATTATTGTGGACACGCTGCACCGCTTTATGTCGGGCGATGAGAACTCGGCCCAGGACACGAAGACGATGCTGGATGCCTGCGCCAGCCTCATTGTTGAGTTCTCGGCGGCGGTCATACTGGTCCACCACACCGGTGTGTCTGAGGAGGCTCAGCATCGAGCGCGTGGGTCGTCAGCATGGCGCGGGGCGCTGGATATTGAGATCTCGGTGGTGCCTGCCAAGGGCGATGATCCGATTGAGGTGATCCAAAGAAAGCAAAAGGATGGCGAGCTGGCACCGAACAAGCATTTCAAGTTGGAGTCTGTCACCATACCCGGCTGGTTTGATGAGGACGGTGAGCCTGTTTCATCTGTGGTGCCGGTGGAGACCGAGGCGGTTAAGAAGGTCACCAAGCAGAACCACCAGAACGCCATGAAGGTGTTTGAGAAGATGTGGAACGATGCCGGTCGGGAACTGTATTGCGATGCGCCGTACGTCTCCAACTCGTTCGCCAAAGAGGCGTTTATCCAGATGGGTCACACCGCAGGAACCGCCAAAAAGTATTCATTGGGAACCTCGGATAAGGGACCGTTTGCCCAACTTGCCACCAGCAAAATGCTGCGGAAGGTGACGGCTGGATGGATCATCGAGGACTCGGCTTGGTGCATTTTGGCCAAGGAAAGTACTGTATAAATATTCAGGGAACTGGGAACCGAAGGGGAACTAAAGGGGAACCGTTCCCGGGGGCGAAAAGGCCCGAAAAGGGGAACTAAAGGGAACCACCACCCTAAGGGTGGTTCCCCGGTTCCCTCGGGTCGCGGGTTCCGAGTTCATGGGGGGATGACATGGAACAGTTTTGTAAAAGTGAACACCAAGTCCAGATAGTCAAATTGCGTGATCAGGGTTTGTCGTATGATCAGATCGCCAAGATGATGGGCATGGATCGGGCTAATGTCCGGAGGTCATTTAAGTTGGTGGAGGCGAGGGCGATCAAGGCCGGTTACTCACCGGATCATGATTGGACGCATCCGGTGCCCGATGGTCACAAGGTCAAAGGGGTGTCGACGTATTACAACGCGGATGGTGTGGCGACGGGTCAGTGGGTCAAAAGCCAAACTGACCAGGAGCGGCAGTTTGAGATTCTGTGCGAGAGGATTGAGAGCGCCACCGAGAATCTGCCACGTTTCAAACCCACCAAGCCACCCAAGTCGATTGATGACAATTTGCTGGCGCTTTTGACGATCACCGACTTCCATTTGGGGATGTATGCCTGGGAGGCTGAGACTGGTGATGATTGGGATGTGGAGATTGCGCGGGATGTGTTCCTGAACTCAGTTCACGACATGGTGCAGGCCAGTCCGAATGCGGGTGTGGGGTTGTTGTGTCAGTTGGGGGACTTCCTCCACTGGGACGGGATTCTCAGTGTAACGCCTAGTTCGGGCCATATACTCGATGCGGACACGCGGTACGGGAAGCTGGTGGAGTTGGCAATGTCCGTCATGACCGAGGCGGTGCAGATCATGCTCAAGCGGTTTGGGAAGGTCGTTGTAATATCCGCTGAGGGCAATCATGACCTAAGTGGATCAATTTGGTTGCGAAAACACTTGAAGCACGTGTTTGCCAATGAGCCTAGATTGTCAATTATTGACAATGAATTCCCCTACTACGCCTATCTGCATGGCGAGACGATGCTGGGCTTCCACCACGGGCATAAGATGAAGTTGGCGCAGTTGCACAAGCTATTTGCCAGCGAGCCAAGGTTCCGTGAGATGTGGGGCAAGGCTAGCTACACGTATATACACACCGGTCACTATCACCATGAGAAGGTCATTGAGGATGGCGGTGCCATAGCGGAGCAGCATCCGACACTGGCGGCGAGAGATGCGTATGCGGCCCGTGGTGGTTGGGTGTCGCGACGAGGGGCCAAAGTCATCACATATGACCGCACAGACGGCGAGGTGGCGAGAATTACGGTCAGACCCCGACGCTGATAGCTATAAAAATAACGTCGCTCAGAGAGCGATTGAGAGCCTCTCAGGGCTATATAAAAAATACCTATCAATCTGGTATAGATAAAAAGGCAAAACCTATTGTCAAATGTGTTGATTGTTCGGTGAGTAATCATTATTGTTGATAAAAACAAGGAGGAAACATGGACGAACAAACTTTGCAAAATTTCATCTCTCGCAAATACCACTGGCACAGCCTCATGCCGCACCAGCAGCGTGAGATTGCTATTGAGTTGCAGCGACTAAGGCTGATTAACGACGCGCTGTACAAGGTGTTGGAGGAGACGTTAGGCAAGGAGAAGGTGGATGAAGTCAAGGCGATTATTGGCTGATTCGGATTACCACATGAGCTTTGCGGAGATTGCCAAAGAGCTTGGTGTTTCACGGCAGACGGTGCGGACGATTCAAGAGAATGCACTGAGAAAAATTGCACACAAACTGGAGGGGTACAAAGGCTATGAGCGAGCGAATTTTGTTATTGATTGGTCTGATGATGATGACGGTGGTTCTGGGGATGGTCGGTAAGGGCGACCAAGAGGAGGCCGAGGCGCAATCGAAAGAGTATTGCGAGATGGTTGAGCTGTGGCACGAGTCTGGTGGTGAGAATGGGTGGCCTCCGTATAAGGGAGAGTGCAAATGAAGGTCTATGAGTCCCTGCGCGAGTACCGGCGCAACACCGCTTCTTATTGGTTACGCAGTGCGAGGAAGTCCTTTCGACAAGCCAAGCGCACCAAGGACAGCGTGTTTATTGATATGGCTATGCGCGAGATGCTGCTGTACTCAAAGTGGAAGGCGAGAGCTGAGAGGGCTGAGTGGTGAGTGAACCTAGAGCAATTAACGAGTTAGCGCCCAACGGCCTCGTGTCGATGGATATGCAAGACTACATGGATTTAGTGGCTGATGTTCGTCGGCTTGAGTGGCTGGTTGAGAACGGTGCGCGTGTTTGCAAACTTTTTGACAGGTGGACTGTTTGGTTCAATGAGGGATCATGCGCTACCGTTTGCGTTAGATTTGATAGTTGGCGCGATGCCATCGATGAAGCGATGAGGGGTGAGGGATGAGTTGGCACTACGCCGCACGCAAGCGCAAAGACGAATTTGGCGACGACCTCTACGAGCTGGTGGAGGTGTATAGCTTAGGCGTCACGGAGGATGCCGTGACTGTCGCTGGCGAGTCTAGGGAGGATTTGGCTGCGTGGCTAAGGGCCGCTGCCGATGATGTTATGCGGCACGAAGTAATTGACGAGAGCGACGAAAAAGTAAACCCACGGTTTACCAATAGCGCGAATTTTACAACGTCTTAATGCGGATTATGACGCATAAGGTGTACATAAAGTGCCCATCGCGACACATTAATCGTCTATTGCGACACATAAGGAGTTAGCATGGAAGAACAAATCATGAACATGGAGTTGATCCGCAA